GAAAAACAACCTCATGCAAACTACTGCGGCGCCAAAACACGCAGCGGGCTGCCGTGCCGGAACCGTGCGATGGCGAACGGCCGCTGCCGGATGCACGGCGGTAAATCGACTGGTCCGCCGAAGGGCAATAAAAATGCCGTCAAAACCGGTGAATACGAAACCATCTGGATGGACGCCCTCGATCCCGAGGAACGCGTCCTTTTTCATGTCGTCGACACGGATGTCCTGAAACAGATCGACGAGGAGCTGCGCCTCATCACGATCCGGGAGCGCCGCATGCTGCAGCGGATCGAGCGCCTGCGCGCAGCAGGGGATTTCACGGTCGTGCGCCATTCGGTTGGCGTCGAGAAAGGGAAAAAGACGGACCTGCGAGAAGCCGAGGGAACGCTTGGACAGATTCAGGTGATCGAGGAAGCACTGACCAGGGTGCAGGAGAAAAAGGCGAAGCTGCTCGAGCTTAAACACAAGATCGAGACTGCGAACGGTAAGACAGACGAGCCGCAGGATGACGGCTTTCTGGAGGCGCTCGAGGGCAAGGTCGCGGAGGTGTGGGGCGATGACGAAACAAATGATTAGGGCCGCCTCGTTCCGCTGGCACCCGTTCAGCCGGAAGCAGCTGCAGGTGCTCACCTGGTGGATGCCGGGTAGTCCGCACCGGGACAAGGACGCGATTATCTGCGACGGGTCCGTGCGTGCCGGAAAAACGGCCTCGATGTCGCTTTCGTTCGTCATTTGGGCGATGACGACATTTAACGGCCAGCAGTTCGGCATGGCCGGCAAGACGATCGGGGCTCTGCGCAGGAATGTGATCGGGCCGCTCAAGCAGATGCTGGCCAGCCGCGGGTATCGCGTGGAGGATCGCCGGGCGGATAACTTGCTGGTCATCAGCCGCGGCGCTGTCACGAATCACTTTTACCTGTTCGGTGGCAAGGACGAGCGGTCACAGGACCTGATTCAGGGCATCACGCTGGCCGGCATGTTTTTCGACGAGGTTGCCCTCATGCCGCAGTCGTTTGTCAACCAGGCAACGGCGCGCTGCTCAGTTGACGGCTCCAAACTGTGGTTCAATTGCAACCCAGCGGGGCCTTATCACTGGTTCAAACTTGAATGGCTGGATCAGCTTGAGCAGAAGAACGCTCTGCACTTGCATTTCACCATGGATGACAACCCGAGCCTGTCCGAGCGCGTTAAAGAGCGCTATCGCCGGATGTACAGCGGCGTGTTTTACCGCCGGTACATCCTCGGGCTGTGGGTGCTGGCTGAGGGTATCATCTACGACATGTTCGACCCGGATAAGCATGTTCGGCCGACCATCGACCGGCCGTATTCGCAGTATTACGTCAGCGTCGACTACGGCACGCAGAACCCGATGACGTTCGGGCTGTGGGGATTCGTCCCGCCGCCCACGAAGGCGAACCCGCATGAGTTTGAAAGCGCTTGGTACAAGATCCGGGAATATCACTATGACGGTCGGCAGAAGGGGCGGCAGAAAACCGACGAGGAGTATTATCAGGACCTGGAGGAATTCGTCGGAGACATTCAGCCGCGCGCGATCATCATTGACCCGTCGGCGGCGTCGTTCATCGCGCTGATTCGGAAAAAAGGCCGGTTTGCTGTCCGGCAGGCACGCAATGACGTGCTGGAGGGTATCCGCAACATGGCCACGGCGTTGAATACCGGCCGGATCCTGTACAACGATTGTTGCAAAGAGACGTTTCGCGAATTCGCGTCTTACGTGTGGGACGAGAAAGCGGCGGAACGCGGTGAAGAGCGACCGATCAAGCAAAATGACCACCAGATGGACGGTGACCGGTATTTCGTGAACACGGTGGTTATGCGGCCGGCGGCCATTTCGTTTGAGTGAGGAGGTGACGGCATGCCCACTGAAACGCAGCGAATCATCGACATCATCGAAGCCGGCGCGCAGTCGGCCATGACGCTGGACCAGATCATTCGGAACGAGGTGGATCTGTGGCTACGCTCGACAGAACGCCGATGGATGCTCACCGGTCAGCGGTATTATGTCGGCGAGCACGACATCCTGCAGCGGAAGCGGATGGCGATCGGAGAGGACGGTCAGTTGATCGAAGTTACCAACCTTGCAAATAACAAGTTGGTCCATGCGTTCGTCCGCAAACTCGTCGACCAGAAAGTCGGTTATTTGCTGGGCAAACCGCTCAGCATCCAAACCAAAAATCGGCAGTATCTGGACTTGTTGAACGAGATTTTCGACAAGTCTTTTTTGCGGCTGCTGAAGAACCTCGGGAAGGAAGCCGTGAACAAAGGCAAGGCCTGGTTGCACGTCTACTACGACGAGGAGGGCCGGCTGTCGTTCAAGAAAATTCCGTCCGAGGAGATCATCCCGCTGTGGCGCGACGCGGATCATACGAAACTGGATGCGGTCATTCGGGTGTACGAGGTCGAAGTCTATGAGGGGACGAACCGGAAGATCGTCACGAAAGTGGAGTTCTGGGACACGTCCGGCGTGCGCCGGTATGTGCTGGGCAGTGATGGCCTGATCCCGGATGTAGAAGCCGGCGAGGTGGGTAGCCACTTCACCGTTGTTCAGGGTGAGCAGGAACAGTGGATGAACTGGCAGCGCGTTCCGTTTGTGTGCTTCAAGTACAACGATGAGGAGCTGCCGCTCATCCAAGTTATCAAGTCGCTCGTCGATGACTACGATGCCAAGACGAGCGATCACGCGAACAACCTGGAAGACTTGCCCAACAGCATCTATGTGCTCAAGAACTACGACGGGCAGGATCTCGGGGAATTCCGGCGGAACATGTCCACGTATCGGGCGGTCAAAGTGACGGACCAGGGCGGTGTTGATACGCTCGATCTCGATCTCAACACCGAAGCAGCTGAAAAACACCTGGACCGGCTCCGCAAGGACATTTATGAATTCGGCCGCGGAGTGGACACTCAGTCTGAGCGGTTCGGCGGGGATAAGTCGGGCATTGCATTGAGATTCCTGTACGCCGATCTGGACATGGACGCTAACATCATGGAAACCGAGTTTCAGGCGAGTCTCGAGCAGCTGCTTTGGTTCGTGAACGCCCATTTGGCGAACACCGGCGCCGGCGACTTTTCGAACGAAACCGTTGAATTCGTGTTTAATCGCGACATCCTCATCAACGAATCAGATGCGATCACGAACATCCGCAACAGCGTCGGCATTCTCTCCGACGAGACGCTCGTCGCACAGCATCCGTGGGTGACCGACGTTCAGGAAGAACTGGGCCGTATCCAGAAACAGCGGGAAGAGAATGACGGAGCATACGGAGGAATGCCACCAGACCAACAACCCGGCGACGGTGACGACGGATGAAACCTGAACAGTATTGGGCGCACCGGATGGAAGCCCTGAATGAGGCGATGCTGGCCAAAGGCGAGGAGTACATCCGGAAGCAGAACGAGGAGTACGAGAAGGCACTGACCCGAATCCGTGAAAGAACGGAGCGCTGGTATGCTCGGCTGGCCAAGAATAACGACATTAGTTTGGCCGAGGCCCGGAAGTTGCTTGAGCGGAACGAGCTGAAAGAATTCCACTGGACGGTCGAAGAGTACATCCAGCGCGGACGGGAAAATGCTGTCGATCAAAGATGGATGAAAGAGCTGGAGAACGCCAGCGCCAAGGTGCACATCACGCGGCTCCGTGAACTCGAAATCCATCTGCAAAATGAGATTGAGCAGCTCACAGCAAAGCGCTTGAGAGGCACGACGGATGTACTTGGGGGCGTCTATAAGGACAGCTACTACCGGTCCATTTACGAGTTGCAGAAAGGCACGGGCGTCGGGTCGTCATTTGCGATGCTTGACGATCGTCAGATCGACAAGGTGCTTGCGAAGCCCTGGGCACCGGACGGCAGCAACTTCTCGGCGCGCATCTGGAAGGACCGCGACAAGCTGGTCAACGAGCTGCAGACGATCTTGACACAGGATCTGATCCGTGGGGAGCCTGCCGAGCGGGTGATCGCAGACTTTGCTGAGCGTATGGGCGTTAGCCGGCACGCAGCCGAACGCCTGATCCGGACAGAGGCGGCGTATTTTTCCGGCCAGTCCCGGCTCGACGCCTACCGGGAGACTGGAGTCGAGACCTACAAGTTCGTGGCGACGCTCGACAGCCGGACGTCCGAGATCTGCCGCGATATGGATGGGCGCGTGTTTCGCCTCAGCGAGGCGCGGGCCGGTGTCAATTACCCACCGCTGCACGTTTACTGCCGGTCGACGACGATCCCGCATTTTGAGGATGCCGAGCCCGGCGAGCGGGCCGCACGGGCTGACGATGGTGAGACGTATTACGTCCCTGGGGATATGACGTACCGAGAGTGGGAAGAGAAACACGGTGCTGGTGGCAAACCGAAAGGCGCTCCGGAGCCGCAGCCGAATATCACGGAACCGCCGAAACCGGTCGAGCCGCCGGCCGTTCGCGTCACGGAACCACGCACGGCGCGCGAGATGGTCGACGAAACCCGCGAAGATCTCGACGAATACTATCGTTCGATCGTGGTGCATGAACCCGAGATCACGTCGACGGTGACGCGGATTGTCGAGGAAGCTGGCGGCGAAATGACCGGTCTTGATTTCCGGATCAAAGCAAAAGACTCTTTCATCCGCAAAATAACAACTGACCTGGAGCATGATTTAAAGATCAATCCGGACCTGACGCCGATGGACGTGGCACGTTCGATCAATGACGTGCTACGCTATACGGCGGTGACAGACCCGGATCGATATTTTGCCCTTTACACGACGGTGATCATGACGCTGATCAACGAAGGGCATACGCTGCGGAAGGTCAAGAACGCATGGAAAGACGCGCAGAATCCGTACAACGGCATTAACGTCGTGCTGGTATCGCCGGATGGCATCACATATGAACTGCAGTTCCATACGCCGGAGAGCTTCGATCTCAAACAAAACAAGCTGCATGAACTTTACGAGGAATACCGGTTGTCTACGACTTCCAAGAAGCGTAAAATGGAACTGTGGGAAGAAATGATGAAGTTGGCTAATGGAATCAGGAAGCCTCCGGGTGTTGACAAAATTAGGTGAGGAGGTCGGTGCGGATGGTGCAGTATTATGCAATAACCAAATATGGTATGACAAAAACGGCGCCGTTCGCGCTCGTCCGTTTCAAAGAAGGCATATTCGAAATCTTTCGAAATGGGAGCTGGGAAGAGACTCGGCAGTTTGATGACATTCTTATCGGCGAATTCAATGACTACGAGATCATTACTGATGATGAGGCGAAAGCGATCCAGCAAAAGATGATGGCACGAATCACTTGAAGCACTCCCGCAAGTATGCGAGGGTGCTTTTGTTTTGCACAGAAAGCGAGGTGATGCGATTGGCTGTCGGGCAATATCGCCGAAGCACGATCTGTGAGGCCATCCAGTTTTTATCGACCGATCAGGTGCAAGAAATCATTGATTTCGTCGGGCTGCCCATTCAAATCGAATACGATAAGGCCGGCGATATCAAGTTGCGTGTAATTCGCGGTCCGCTCGAAGTGGTTGTCGCTCATATTGGCGATTATGTTGTAAAACATCAAAATGGCAAGCTTGAGGCCATCAAACAGGCCGAATTCGAGGAACTGTACGAACTTGTGGGCTCCGGATGAGACTTTCGGGGCCCATTTTCTACCCACGGCCGGGGTATATCGGCCGGGCACCATCAGCGGATCGAACCGCTATACAAATTCGGAGGGTGAGCTATTGTGGAATGGTTGAAGGAACTGTTGAAAAATCTGGGGATTTCGGAATCGGACGTCGAGAAAATCGATTCGGAGATTCGAAAGGAACTGCCGAAGCACTTTGTCCCGAAAAGCCAGTACAATGACGTTTCCGAAGCCCGGAAGCAGGCCGAGGAAGCGCTGAAAGAGCGCGACAAACAACTGTCCGAGCTGAAGAAGGCCGCCGAAGGCAATGAGGAGCTGCGGAGGCAGATCGAAGAGCTCCAGCGGCAGAACAAGACCGCCGCTGAACAGTATGAGGCTAAGCTGCGGGACATGACAGTAACAACAGCCATCAAGCTGGCGGTAGCCGGCCAGGTACATGATCCGGATCTGGTGGCCACGCTGCTGGACAAAACGAAAATCGAGATCGACGAGAGCGGCGCGATCAAAGCTGGCCTCGACGACCAAATCAAAGCCCTGCGAGAGAGCAAGGCTTTCTTGTTTATCGAAAAGCAAGACAAGGGACCGCAGTTTAAAGGTGCAACGCCGGCGGAAAGCCGGGATTCCGGCCCAGGCGGTGGGATCAAAAACCCGTGGGCAAAGGAAACGTTTAATTTGACCGAGCAAGCCCGTATTCTCCGCGAGAATCCGGAGCTTGCAAAACAATTACAGTCCATTGCTGGAGGTTGATAAAACATGACAGTAAAAATTTCTGATGTCATTGTTCCTGAAGTGTTCAATCCGTACGTCATTCAGCGGACGATGGAACTGTCCGCGATCTTCCAGTCTGGAATCGCGCAGCGGACGCAGGAATTTGACCGGTTGGCCAGCCAAGCCGCCAAGACGGTGAACATGCCGTTCTGGGGCGATCTGACCGGGGAGGATGAAGTCCTTTCCGATACCGGCGCCCTGACACCTGGGAAAATCCAAGCGAATCAAGACGAAGCTGTCATTCTGCGCCGCGGACGTGCATGGGGGGCGAATGATCTTGCCGCAAACCTGGCCGGTGACGACCCGATGCGGGCGATCGCTGATTTGGTGGCTGCTTACTGGGCTCGCCGGTATCAGGCNGCACTCGTTTCGACGCTGCAGGGCGTATTCGCATCGTCGAGTATGTCGGCGCTGGTGCATGATATCAGCGGGCAAACTGGCGAAGCGGCTGCCATCAGCGCCAAGACGACCGTCGACGCTGCTCAGAGACTCGGCGACGCCAAAGCGCAACTGACGGCCATCGTCATGCACAGCGCGACGGAGGCGGCGCTGGCCAAGCAAGATCTGATCGAATACGTGCGGCCGTCCACCGGTTCGATCGAAGTGCCGACGTTCCTGGGCAAGCGCGTCATCGTCGATGACGGTGTTCCGTTCGATTCGGGTACCGGCACATACACGACGTATCTGTTCGGCCCCGGCGCTGTCGCATATGGCGAAGGCAACCCGGTCGGGTTTGTCCCGACGGAAACGGACCGTGACACGCTCGCCGGCGAAGACTATCTGATCAACCGGCGCACGTTCATCCTGCATCCGCGCGGCGTGCGGTTCACGTCGGCGCAAGTGGCTGGTGTCTCGCCGTCTAACACGGAGCTGGCGACGGCCGACAACTGGAGCCGTGTGTACGAACCGAAGTCCATCCGGATCGTGAAGTTTGTGCACAAACTGGCATAATCGGGGGTGATCCGGATGAGCGTGACCGCATTCAATCGGCGCCGGCGTGAGCTGGCGGCAGCGCTGGTGCAGGAGAAGGAAAAACAAACTGTCGAGAAACCGCTCGAGGAAATGACTGTCGCCGAACTGAAAGAGTACGCGGACCGGCACGGCATTGATCTCGGTGAAGCGAAGAAAAAGGTCGAGATTCTCGCGGTGATTCAGGCGACCGTCTCCGGAGGCGGACAGGTCGACAGAGATCCGGGTGGCGAAGGCGACGACAGTGATCAAGGTGGCGGAGATCATGCCGGCGAGTGAAGTCCTCGCCACGGTCAAACTCCGGCT